AGGTTTTCTAAGATAGTATCAAACCACTTTAGTTGTGTGATAGGTGTGCCGTCACTATGCTTCTTACCTGTGTCAAGGAAAACTGCATAAGCCTTGCCTTTAGTGGTGGGAGACCAAGAGTCCCCTAACTTTTCTTGGTAACCTAATCTTTCTAAGGTTTTATTAACTTTGATAGCACTTAAAGGAGGATTTAACTGCTTACCTATCTCAGTAGGGGTTAGGTTTAAGGTTTGAACTTCTTTCTTTAGTTCAACACCCATTAAGAGAAGTGTGGAGACACCTGTCATACCCTTTATAGCTTTATCCGCTGAGAGGACAGCTTGATTACCCTCAAAACCATAGGCTTTTGCAGCTAACATGGCGTGAGGCGTTAAACGTAGAGCCTGCTCCTGTCTTTGAAGTAAGGGTAAAGTTTGAGGTATGTTTTCTAACTCTGTCATTCGGTCAAAGACTTTAGCTTGAAGCTCATAACTATAAGACATAGCCATTAAGCAAGCTTCACGCTTTGGAAAGTAGTAACAGGGACGTTCCTTGTTTTGGTTATCTAAATAGGTGGAGTAAAAATTTACTTCACCTCCATTGAGAACTAAGGGAACTTTCTTTAAGAAATTTGCGTGGGTTAAGGTAGCCTCATCAGTTTTCCGTGTAGAATTTACATATTCAACTAACTCAAGACTACTCATAAGGGTAGGGGTAGCAGTAACTAGGTCTTTCATAATCTTCAAATCTCAGAAATGAAAAAACCAACAGGGTTTAATCGGATGAGAGAGGGGAAACAACGACCCCTGCCGAATAACACTATTGGTTTTTTCATGTTGTTTATACTACCCACTGTTGCTCTCATACTCAAGTGGATTTACACAGTGTAACATATCAAAGGTAAAAGACAAATAAAAAAGCCCTCTTGCGAGGGCTATCAATTGCTAAATAGTCTTAGCTATCTAGTTGAGACTATACAAGAAGGCAGGGGCAGAGTCAAACTCATCACGAGAACGAGCATACTGCGGATCGCTTGGCACTAAGTCGTACACGTCAAACTCAAACGACATATTGGCATAATCACTGGTTTGGAAAGTTAAATCGAAACCTTTAGTAACACGCAATTTAGGAATCTCGATACAAACTTCTACGTTATCAGCCATAGAACCAACAATCTTAGCAGCCAAGAAAGGTTGTTCAGACTTGCGACCAATCGGGACGATAGAACATTTGCGAATGGTGGCACCCAAAGGGATTCGTAGATTCTTAATTGGTGCATCAAAAACGAGAGTACTTGGGCTGCCAGTAGTTTTATTGCTAATACGGCGAGGGTAAACTTGGTCGTCAGTCCCAACTTGTAACATAACGTAGTCGCCTATGTTGAAACCAGCGGTATCCGCAACCTCAACAGTGCTATAACCAGCAGGGGCGATAGGGTCACCATCTAGGGCAGGTAACTTAGCCGTAACAGTAGTCGAAGCAGCAGTTAAAGCAACATCATAACCCGCAAAACCTAAAGCGTAAGTCCAGTTTTTAGCGTTGTATTCGTAAATAGAGGCACCCATAGAAACAGGTTCACCTGTTTTGATGGAGTGAACAATACTATTACGAACACCTTGAGTTAATTTGATGTAACTGGCTTCCGCCATGATTTTTACATCTTTAACTAAACCGATAGAGTGGGTTGCAGGGGTAAAATCACGCAAATCAGCAGGGGCACCTAACATGATGGTGGCGGTACCGACTGCAAAGTTAATGGAACGGGCTTCACCAGCCATGTTGGTTCTCCAAGTTTGTTATGTTACAAAAGTAATACATTTGATTCTTTCCCCTCTATGTTATCATAAATTGTCTTTAATTCAAACATTCGACTTAGAAAAGGTTATAAAATGCCAAATATCCGTGTAGGTCAACGTCTAAAACGTGGCAACGTCACTGCTGTGAGAACTTCTGTGGCTTTGCCAGAGGATACGCTTGAGCTTTTGCGTAAGGTTTCAGCACATTGTAAACAAAGCCCCAGTGCTATCATTGTTCAAACAATAGAGCTTGGTTTACGTCAATTAGCCGCCGAGGGTTTTAAGAGTGACAATCCCCTAAGTATTCAGGAGATTGAAACCATTACTGCTCAAGTTAAATAGTTCTTGTACATTTAAAGGGGATTCCAATGAAGCGCGAGGCTCGTGACTTGGAATCCTTATTTGTTGGCAATACACTCACATCTTCCATAATAATTAAGTTACCTAAAATTGGTACTCCCTCAGCGTTGTAAAGCTGAATCGTTTTCTCAGGTAAACACTCATCTAACACAAAACTCGTAATCTGACGTAAGCGGAATAAGCTTGGGTCATTTAACGTGGCCACACCTAGTAAGAATGTACCGTCAATAAAATGGGTGTCTAGTTTAAACTCTAAATTGTAAGAGCCGATAACATCAGAATCAGGCAGTTCCACTTCCTCTGGTTGTGTGTCAAAAAGGACAACGGAGAGGTTAGTGTTCAATTGAGCGTTAGCAGCTTGAGCAAGTTGATTGCAGAAAGCGAGAACAGTGCTTTCGAGAATGTTTAAGATGCCGTTTTGGATGTACATTTTTTAACCTTTAAAAAGAGTTTAATAAGGAGTTACCCCTCTACCACCAATTGAGGTTCTAAAAACTTTAGGTAGCTTAACCTTATGATACCAATGTAAGAGGGGTCCAAGAGTGGGTCTAATAGCTCTGTTTGTACCTTTTGCACCTGTGTGATTATTAGTTAATTTAGATAGTGGGTATCCCATCGGGGCTGTATTATCAGCCACACTTATAAACTGTGTGCTTAATTCTACTTGATACCTATTAGTTAATAATTTTCGGTATTGAATACTCCTTAAAGGTCTAAAGCCGAAGGAGAAAGTTTCATATAAAACACTCTCTGAATGGCTTTTTGATTTAAGGTTAAAGACTACTGAGGAACTAGCAGTTTTTAACCTTGTGAAAGGGCTAGATTTTAACTCTTTAGTTACTCGATCTAAATAAGCATCTCTGGCAGCTATGTCTGCTCTATCTAAACCTCTCCTAGCACTATGGGTTTCCCATCGTTTTGCAGCTTCGGTTGCATAACTTATAAAACCTTTAGTTAATCTTAACTCTTGCCCTTTAGAGTTTAAGACTACAATATCATCAGCAGTAAAAACACCTATTTTTCTTTTTATGATGTTTTCCCAATGTTGGGTTATGTATTGTTTCAAAGTCTTCTTGGGTAGTTTACTCTTGCTAAGATTCTTAACGTCTGGTGGTCCAAAGGTCTCAGGCATCTGATTTTTAAAGTTGAAAAACTCAGGGGTGCCTAAACCCAAGCTTCTTTTCTTATTTTCCCATTTTCTTGAGAGTCTTTTGTAACTCACCCCCATTTGAGACAGGGATTGACCCTCATAAAAACCCATGTTGTCCATAGAGCTAAAAATAAATGGGTCTGCTCCTGAACCTATGAAAGACTGAATAAACTTTATATGGAAATCCGCGTAAGCCATATTTAGTTCTTTCGCAATTTTGGCTCGTTCGGTTTTCCGCATAATCTGCATAACAGCCTTAGCTCGCTCCATCTCTAGGTGTGGCTCAATACTGATACGGTCCATTACCAATTGGAAGTACCTGTCGTTAGCATCACGCCTAGCCACCCTAAACCTCCGCCTTGTAGATGTCTTGCTCCTTGACCACTGTTTTTATAACTTTACCGTCAAGTAAATCACCCACTTGGACAACTTCTGTCATCAAGTAACAAACATTTTCATCTTGTTTCTTGGCAACACTCATGCCGAAGCCATCAGTCTTCTTTTTGCACCAGAGTATTTGAGCAGGGGGGCTAACAGTGTCAACGGGTTTTTTAAGCCCTGTGAGTGGGTCTGTGATAAAGACTTTCTGTACTTGCCATTCCACTTGGTCTGGCAGAGGTATTAAACGATAAATGATGTCATAAGGCTCTTTTGAGTAGCTGCTAAGGGCATAGTGATAACCCATGTAAGTAACATGGTCGCCAGCATTGGTGATGGCTTTATGGTTTACCCGTAACAACTGATTAACTTCCTCGGTGCTGGTTAGTTCGCCTGATGCGTCAACGATGTGTCCCTGCACTAAGCAACCTCTTGTCAGGTTTTTGATAAGTTTCTTAAAACGGCTGTTGTGAAACTTAATCATTACTAAGCACCTGTGAATGGGTCGGTAGGTTGAGAGACAGAGAACACAGCCGCAGAGCCGATAACGCTTTCAGTTTTTAAAGTTTCAATCGTCTCAGCAAGCTCAACCTTTAAACTGTTTACTAACTTGTAAGGGTCAAGTTTTGAGGCTCTTTGAAAACTGGCTTTTTCTTCGTCTGTTTTCTGAGCAATACGTTGCGGCAAGCTGAGGGCAAGGTTAATGGCACTTTGTAAACAAACGGCTTTGTTAGCTTGGTCGCCAAGATAACCTTCAGTAGCAAAGGCAGTGGTAAATGTGGTTCCGTAACCATTAACCAAAGTGTAGTAAGCAGTGATAAGGTCAACTTCCTCATCTTCTAACTCCTCATAACTTAACCCTAACAAGGTTCTAACCGTTTGTGGTGTTACTGTTAAAGGTAGAAACTGTGTCACCTTGTAAGTGTTGTCAAGTTTAAAAGTCACACCCTCATAAACGTAAGTTAGACTTGTTAAACGTATCTCGTTAGTATTACTACCTGTTAACGTGTTAACACCGCTAGGAGTGATAAAAGTTAAGGTGCTGCCTACAGGGTTTACTAGCGTCTCTGTGTGGAGAGTGGCTCCAGCGCGGTTTCTAACAGTGAAAACGGCAGTGGTGCTGGGGTCAGGAACAACAAAGTCGTTACCTACTTTCAACTCAAAAGTTACGCTCGAAGCTTTGGTTGTTTCGACCCACATGGTTAAACCGCCTTTTTAGCTGTTTTAGATTTTGACTTAGGTTTTAAGTCGAATATATCTGTAGGTGTGCTCGCAGAAAGTTTGCTGACTAAAGCCTCAACACTGCCAGCTTCTTTTAAGTCTGCTTGAGTTACTGTCTGTGGAATATCATCGGCAAGTAACTCTAAGTCGCCTTTACGAATGCGGTCAGACACAAAACCGTCTTTCTCAACGAGAGTGGCAACGCCAACATTAATGGGGCCTGAACGGGTCAGCAACATGAACTGCCCTGTTGTCTTTACGATACACTGAGTCATTTTTATCTCCAACGGGTAGAGCTTAGTTTACCCTATTAAAAAGGGCAGCGAAAGCTGCCCTTTTCTCAAACCTTCAAGCGTTAAGCTAAAACGTCAAGAACTACACGCGACTCTGGAATAGCCAGTTTGTAGCCTGTGGTTTCAGTTTTAACATACTTGATGCTTTGGTCAAGAATGGAACGCTCGCTTTCGCTGATGTTGGAGTTAGCTTCGATTAATTCTTCGAGGCACTCATTTTTCAACATACAGATAATCTTACCTGCTGGTACAGCAGAAGATAAAGCGATGTTCAAGTTCAAACCATTCAACATAGTAACATTAGTGTTAATAGTTGGTGCGCCCATACTGCCCATTGCTTGAGGAATACTGCCGTTACCGCTTAAAGTAGGACTGTACATAAACATCAAGTCAACGTACATATCGTAGTTAACAACTAAAGTGTCAACAGGATAGCCAGCTTTAGCACGATCCATTAAGAACTTGCTTAAAAACTTGTAGTTAGCCGCGTCAATAACACCTGTACCACCGAAGGTAGAGAAGTTAATAACTTGAGCAGCAGCATTAACACCATCGCCATTAATAAGGATATTGGTGGCGGCAGAAACTTTGCTTAACTCAGCGTCACGCAAAATACGGGCAGCGAAAGGCGTTAAAATATCTAAGGAAGCGCGGCGAGCGAACTCATAAGAGATTTCAATACCTGAACCGCGTTTGCCTAAACCCACTACGTTTTGAGTTGTGCGAACAGAACGCATTGGCACACGACCCAACTCGGAAACAGTGTAAGTTTTGCGTTGGTCAGCATCATCTTCCATGTAAGTCGTAATCATCTCGGAACCGTCAATGGTACGGCTCTGGCTAACGAGAGAGGCGATGTTTTCGGCAGTCTCTAAACGAGTTTTTGCCTTCAACATATCGTCAACGATTTCAGGGAATAAGGCGCGAGTACCTGCATAGGTTTGGAATGTGTTAGAAGCCGCTTGCAATAAAATGCCGCGTTCAAAGTCATTCGCGTGGGGCAAGTTCAAGGCAACTTTAGTGGCTTCGTAACCGTTCAAGCCAGCATATTGAGCTTTGTCTTCGGACTTCTCAGGGGCAACACTTAAAATCAAGTAGTCGCGCATTGTTAAGCCGTAGGATTGAGCTTCTCGAACTAACTTTAAACCGTTATCAGAAGACTCGTGGGTGTTGTCACTAGCCAACATAACCTTAACTTGCTCAGGAGAAAGTTTGTCTTTTTTAATCAAATCACTTAATGGACGAATAGCCATGATAGTCTTATCTCCGTTTAGATGAAGGCAACGTCAACAGTGGTAGTACCAACTGCTGTTACGAAACAACGAGCGTTAGTGCCTGTTTTAACCGCTCCAGCACCAGCACCAACAACGCCATCGCCACGGGCGATAACACCAGATTTAGTAAAGGTAAAGCCACCTTTGAACTCGATGGTACCAACTAAGATACCCTCTTGAACACGGTTTTCAACAACCTTTAAGCAACCGTAGATAACATCATTAGCACCAGCTAATTTGAACGTGTTATCGGCAGTTGTGTCGAGAGTGACGGGTTTACCGCAATCAGCAGCAACAATACCTGCTGCTAAGTAAGCTGTGCGGCGAAACTCTGAGTGGGGAATACCAGTGAAGCTGATACCACCGCTTGCAATTTGCTGAGCCATCGTTATTCTCCGAGTAGTTAACGATTAGGGGTTTTAAAAGCGGAGGAAACACCAGCCGCGCTTGGTTTACTTTTTTCTGCATCACTGTGAGAGGCGTTTAAACCTACAACACCGTTCAAAGGAATGCGGAAAGGACGTTGAGACAATTTAGCTGTCTCAGCATCTTCAAATTGGGTTAATTTAGCTTGGATAACAGCTAAGTCAGCGACCTTAGCTTCGGCAGCAGCAAGAGCAGCCTCAGCAGTCACCTTAGCAGCCTCAGCCTCGCTCTTAGCTGCTTCTAAAGCAACAACTTGAGCTTGGGTAGCGGCAAGAGTTTCGGCAGCAGCAGCGAGCTGTGTAGTGGCACTGGCTTCAAGGTCTAACACCTTAGCTTCGGCAGCCGTCAATTTTGTTTGTAGTTCTGCAATAAGCACAGGGTCTTCTCCAAGAGGTTCAGAGTCCAAGTCAGCGTGTTGTGTGAACAACATGAACTCAGGGGATTTAAGGTTAGCTGCTAAAGCTAATTCAGGCTTACCGAAATCGGCAGCTAAGGTACGCTTCTGCATACCAAGAATCTTGGCACCGTTGCTGGCTCCCTTAGAGACAGCACTTAATTCGCGGAACTGACCCAAACCATGTGGTTTTAAGTGGTGCCCACCCATACCGATAACATGACCATTACCGCAGGTTTGCGCCCACAACTTAGACTCATCAGCCATCAGGTCATCACCACAAGCGGAGCAAAGTAACTGCTTGAAGGACATACCGACAGAGACTTCCTCAACAATACCATTGTCAATCTTATTGGCGAGGTCTTCGTGAGCGGTTAGGTCAATAAAGGCTAACACACGAAGCTCATTGAACCCTTTAGGGTTAACCTGAGACTCACCGTAGAACACACGGCCAACGGGGATTTCATAGCCTTGCTGATGTAAGGTGTGAAACGGAACGAAGCCGCCTGATGCGAGATATTGAGCAGCTTCTTCAAAAGTTTCAGCCGTAATCTGGGCTTGGTCGAAGATAGACCACTTTTTATTTAAAGGTAACGAAGTAACAGCCGTCATCTCGAAAACAGCGATTTGCTCCCAATTAGGTTCAGAACCCATGTTGGCAAGCACTTTAGCTTTAATATCATCTGTAATTTCGATACGTTTAGGCATAACCATGTAACCAAGTGTTTATGTTTTGTAAATAATAGCATTAAGAAAGGATAGAGACAAGAGACGGTAGAATAAAAGCCAGAACAGGCAGACTCTGGCGGGTCAACGGGGAAAACGTCACAAAACCCCACCGTTTCGTTCTTTCCTCTCTACCAAGTACCGAAGTAAAAGGCACTATTTCCATATTGAAGAACGCGGCTGCTATCGTCCAAGTAAGTGGGTTTAGTGTACCACAGAGGGGTCTTTTTTAAAATTCTCTATTTTTCTAAAAATAAAAAGTAAAAACGCTTCTATTATCTTTCTTTTTTCTTTTTCTATTTATCTTTCTCTTTAGTCCGAATAGAAAAAAATAAAATAGAAAAATGACTGGTTGGTCATTTTTTAAGTTGTTGATTTTAAAGGCTTTGGACTTTGATTTTCCTTACATCAGTGAGAACAATTTTTAAAGTTATTACTTACAGCAGTGCGACAAAAGCCTCAAGTGTCGCACTGCTGTAAGTAATAACTTTTAGGATTACGGCTTATTAAAGCTGTTTAGGGACTTTTTTAACTTAAACTTTCGTTAGGCGTGAATTATCAAAAGTTGTAAGCCTTTGATTTTAATAATTAAAACATCTTATTTTTCCTTACATCAGTGAGAACAGCAATTTGGGTTTTTCCTTACAGCAGTGCGACAAAAGCCTCAAGTGTCGCACTGCTGTAAGGAACATTTACTAATCAACAACTTACAAACGTATTACAATTCTTTACAATCGAAGGTATTGCCAAAAGCAACCTCTGTGGTAATATTGTCTCAAGCGGCAAAGTAAGCTTTGCAAAACTTACTCCTCCTCATCTGGTCCATGAGTGCCGCTTTCTTTTCATCAACAGGACCAGCTCTATGACCCAAGAGATACATGATGACTTTAAATACCTCAAACGAGATAACTCTTGTACAAGTGGTTAAAACCACTAAAATATTACAAAAGCTTTTCGACTCCTTCTCCAAGTCTGCTAAAGAAGACAGTGGCGACCTCCTTAATCAAAACTACTTCAACCATTGGGTTTCTAACAACCTAACACTACCTAGCTCCGTCCTATCCACTGATGACTATAGTTTTAGGTCTCTACCCTCAGCATCACCATTAACAACGGCATCAACAGTGCTAATGCCTTTAGCATTAGAGGGTCTGTTATCAGGAAAGGTGAAGCCTGAGATTACAAAAACAAAGAGTAAGACCTACACGTTGGCTTTCCTCTATAACCACACTAAACAAATATTTGAGCATCTCGACAGCCCTGCTGAGGCTGTTCATACTTTTGAGAAGTTTAAGAAAACAGAAACGGTAAACTTCTATCTTGGTTTAACAACGCTGCACGAGCAGAAACTATTCCGTTATCTCCTCGACCCTGTTTACGTTAGTGGTGCCGTTAATAACAGTGGGCAGGTTTATCCTAGCCGCGAAGACGGTAGAAAGACTTGGCAGTACAATGCTTGGGTAAGATTAACAGCAGGGTTGAGAGGTGATGGGGTTGAGTCTGAGAATAATCTTGGCCTTAGAACCACCAATGGTAAGTTTGTTCATTCCGACCTTTTAGACTATCAACGGTTCTACCCTCTTATAAGCCGTATAAGAAGCTTAACCGATGTAAGAGACGCTGTTTTGGTTCACGATTTCTTCAACGATGGTTTTATTAACGCTGACAGTCTTTTTTACTTGCCTAAAAGACTGGTTCAGAACTATGCGGAACTTAACGCACTAAACTCTAGGGTTTTTAACTTAACACCTACTGGTTATCGAACCCTTAGCACCAATCACTTGGGAATCAACAAACATCTCGGTACCTTCAAAACCCTTGAAGAAGCTAGAGAAACTTATAGAACTTTTAAATTTAAAGTTGTGGTTGAAGTCTTCAACATTTACAGAGGTTTTTTACCCTTTCACTTTTGTGAGAGATTCGATAAACATCTAAACTTTCTTAACGCAGGTGACGACAAATGACACTTAATAAACCTCAAAAATTTCCTAGTCGTGCGAACGGTAGACTACTTTGGCAGTACCATACTTGGGTGAGGTTACTAACTCACCTAGAAAACGAAGGATTCCAAGATTCTGACACTGCTGACTTCACTGCGGAGGAAGTTAAACTTACTCATTCCGACCTTTTAGATTATCAAAGGTTTTATCCAATCATTACCTCCTTAAAAGATGCCACAGGGGTTGAAGGTTCTGTGTTCGTTTTTAACTTTTTCGAGGATACCTTCGTAAGCCCTTATAACATCTTTTACTTGCCTAAAAGACTGATTCAGAACTACCAAGAGTGGGGTTCTGCTCAAAGATTCCAAGTTGTCGGTGAATCTTATCGAGTTGTAACTAATAACATATTTGGAACTAGGGTAACTGTTGGCACCTTTAAAACCCTCCCAGAAGCTCAAGAGGCTTACCGAAGTTTTAAGTCTAAGGTTATAATCGACCTCTTTGACATCTATAAAGGTTTCCTACCTGCTCACTTTTGCAGTCGTTTTGAGAAAGAGATTCTAAATGCTTTACGATAGTTTAAATAAATACCCTTTCACATTGTTTATGTATCAGCCAAAGTACCTAACACATGAGTATCATTTAACTAAGGTGGTGCTCACTGAGGTGGGAAACTTCGCCAGTGTAAAGAAAGAGGGTCAGGTACCTAATATTGTCTCACCGAAGACGCTACTAGACTGGTGGCACTACCTTATAGACTTTGCCGAGAACAATCCCAAGATAAGTTTTGCTTCCGACATCTTCTCATGGTCTATCTTTCGTAAACACTTTAAACCTAAACTAATTAAGTACCATGATTGTTTGTTGATGATTCTCGACCCGTTGAAAACAGGCAAGATTACTTTCGACACCATCCATTTTAAAAGTCATATAATCCTTAAAATGTTTTCGCTAACGGCAGTGCCTAAATCACCCTCAGAGTTGAAGCTGCCCCCGTTTGTCGTTTTCAGAGAGGAGTACCCTCATTTTAGAGCTTTCATCGTTAATAAAGACGGTTCTATTAAAATGGTGGGTAACTATACAAACCCTGATGCCGCTCACAGAGCCAGAGTTCAAGCTCAGGTAAACGCCTTAGACTTATGGATAAAGAACATTGACGACCTCGATGAGACTTTAGGTCTTACTAAAGACCTGTTAAGAAACCTGCGGAATCATGTTGTTAGACATTTGACGTTATCTTTAGACACCGTTTACCCTGTTGACCCAAAGGTGATGTTAAAGCTGCTCAAGAGGCGTAAAACGATTAAGCCCGAAAGTGTGACAGAGGAGTCTGCTATCGCCGCTATGAATGAAACTGCCACTAAGATTGTTATTGACGATGTTAATGCCAAGTTAAGGTTAGGTGCCAAACATCATCGTCACGATATTGATGTTATTGGTGAGGGGTTTGCTACTGAACACACAAGAAAGTTCCTTGAAGAACGCAGTTGGCTAAACCGTAAACAGCTTAGAATCCAACGAGGTTTGCAGGTTGAGGCAGAGGCCGAAGCCGAAGCCGAAGTTGAAATTATCACTGAAATCTTCGAGGAGGTAACTGCAAAAACAATTTTACCTAAGAAACGCATTAAACAACCTAAGCCAGAGTTTCCTGACTTAGAGAAACTAAGAGCAGAAGACCCCCACATTGGCCGAGGCCGTCCTAGAGTAGCTAGATATGACTGAGCAAGATGAGATTAAACAACGAGAAGTAATGGTCGTTCTTAGAAAACTTGGCATCGCCATTACCAACAGCACTGCCGTTACCTTGAGTGAAGCAGAGGTTAAGTTGTTAAGCTTAACCTCTATCGGAGACCTGATGGCCTCCCTAACTTACGAATCGTTTTCGATTCATTAAGGCTTATTTCTTCACCGCGTTGCTCTGTGCAGCTTTGTCATTCTTACTGGAGACAGAGCGGGTCACAGAGTCGTTATTACCGTTACCATTTACATCGGCAGCACCGCTGGCGTTATAAAATTTAGTGCCGCTTAGTAGGGGCGCACTATCGGGACGCAAGCGGCCGTACATACGCAAATGGTATTCATCATCATCAATGATACCCTCACTCAAATCATATAATAGACGAGCAGCCATTAGGTTTAACTGAGCTTCTAACTCAATCGGGCTACGCATCTCAGCGGCAGTAAAACTAACCTCAACCCGACTGGTGCTGCCTGTTAGACGCAATAGGAACGTAAACATCTGCGACATCAATAACGACACAGGCACGTTTAAGCCATCACACTGTAAAGCAAATAACCGCGCTTCAACAGAGGCCGTGTTTACCCCTGCCTCACCCCTGCCTAAGATAGTCGCCATTGTCTTCAACGCGGCCTGATTCTGGGCGTTAAGCGTCTTAATGACAGGTTCAATGTCCATAGACATACCCGCTTTCTTGTCATTAACAATGCCAACGGTAATGGCATCGGTATGAACAAAGGCTTGGTCAGGTCTCAAGTTAGAGATACTGGCATTGATAGAGGCGATAGTTTGGCTGATGTAAGTGTTCATTTTAACAGGGTCGTTCTTAACCGACTCAGGCGCATTGGCGCGAACAACTTCTTCCATTACGGCAATGTCCATGCGTGGGTAGCCTGTCAACTGCATGATACGGTATAAGTCATTGATGATGCGTTGACGAGCAGCAGCGGTGTTGATGACGCTGACGAAAGGGCTATAAGCATAAGCCTTGCTAGGGTCTTGACGGTAGTAAGCAACAAAAATATGGGGGAAGTCTAAGCTAATGTTATCGCCACCGTTTGTCGGTACTTGTTCAGGCACTAAACGACCATTTTCACGTTCAAACCACTCTAACGTATTTGTCTTAATCAAACGGATTTGATTGAAGATGCCCTCTTTAGTGATAATGGGTTCACCCATTACTGACCCCTCAGCTAGAATCATATATCGCATTTCTTCCGCAATAGCGCGTAAGTCAGGGGTGTATTCAAAACCTTTTGAATAGTCATAACGTGTCGTTAAACTGTCCAAGAGGGCATTAACAACCTTTAAGCCGTTTCTGTCAATGGCACCGTTAATATCTTTAACTAAGATAATCGGTTTCGTGTCCGACAGCGTTAAGAAGGCATTAAGCGAGGCACTGGCATCAGGGTCTTGAACTAATAGGTTTCTAATTAAGTCCCGACTGTCCGAAGCTGACCGTGTTGTGAAGATGTCTTCTAAATGCTCACGGTACTGCGGTGCCGATAACACGTTAGCGGCATTGGCAGGGTCAAAGGTAGGACTATTAGACGTACCTTTTGGATTAGGTAACTTTTTCGGAGCTAAAACCTGAAATACGGTCTGTAAAGTTAGTGCCATTGTTGTTGGCCTCGGTAGCGAATAAGGTTAATGGGTCGATTTTAGCATAGATTAACGAAGCAGCGTATCTAAGCCCTGATTTTTACCTTGTCTGCCATACAGGTTCCCTTGCGGTAGCATTAAATCCTGACCAGCAAAATATAAGCAAGTTTTCACAGCTTCCTCCCTATACCCTGTAAAATCGTTCGTAAAATACTTAATCGCGGTTGTCATAAAAGCTAAAGCATGAAAATAATGGTCTTGACCCGTTAACTTACGCCAAACAGCAGGTTTCTCAGGTGTTGTGTCGCGTACCATGTCCTTTAAATGGTCTTTGATAAGGTCTTTCTGATTGGTAAAGTTAAAGAACTCAAAACGCCCCTCACGACAGAGCTTGGCAACGGTATCAATATGCTCAGTACGGTCAACTTGAACATTCTTAGTGGTTTCGGTTTTGTCAGCGATTTCAACAGAGCCTCTGTAAGCGCAAGGAATAATAGCCCCATTACTAACTTCAAAAGTCTCTTTAGCCAATAATTGCTCAGGGAACTGATCCATCATGCCTCGCAAACCCTCATACTTCGCTCTTAATTCAGCAACCCTATCCTTAAACTTCTCCAATGGCACTGCTTCAAAATGGTGAATGCGAACGCCACTTCTAATACCCTCGCTACTGCCGACAACGATGTGACAAATAGAGCCAACGTCAGCCCCAAAGTACCACCTACCGATGGGGTCAACAACAGGTTTAGATTCATCCTTGAACAAAGGATTGAGAATAGCATCCGTTAGGCGAACGTCACCCTTATCGTAAGTTTCGCCAAGAACAGTGTTATACCAGCCGCGTATAAAGTCATTCTTGCGGTAGTTAATCAACTGACTGATAACGTAACTAGGGGGTAAGGTGGCTCCACTGAATGTTCTCATGCGGTACCCACGGTTATTAACTCGGTTCGGGTATCTAGCCACCCATTCGCGCTTATCGGTGGCGAGGTTTAAAGGATTCTGACAAAGTTCACAGTCAACAGTGATGTTGGTCGTTACGATTTCGTACTTCTCAAGAATGTTGGTGTCGATTTCATCAAGCTGAATGTCTTCGGGTAAACCCTCAATGTTGATAAACTTCTTACTAAAAACAGGGACTTGCCAATGGTTACAGCAACTACATTTAATCATGTATTCCTGTTGGTCGGATAACTCATAGGTAGCGTCAATGCCGTAACCGCTAAAAGTGGGGGTGCTAAACTGTTGGGTAATGCGATGGGTGCTACCCTGCAAACGGGATTGGAACAAAGCCAAGATATGTTGGTCGGATAAGTCAACTTCATCGTTAAAGATAACGTCACAGGGTTGACCTGTTGCGGAGGTTTCAGTGGCAGGAGCCAAGAGTAGGAACGAAGTCCCTATTTGATTAACCTCAATGGAGCGTACAGGCTTAGTAGCTCCCAAACTAAAAACACGGTCTTGGTCAATCAAAGGCTGGAAACGGGTTTGAGCTTGTTTACGAAGCATCGGCTCACTCGGAAACGTGAACATCAGCGTTGTCGCTCGATTACGGGCTAGGAATGCTAACGCTTTACGCATTTGCAGCTCAGTGGCACCCTGTTGACTGGGTTTGATGACGGATAAATTAGGGTGCATATCGTCAAGAATAGCTTTCTGGAAAGGGTATCGTTTCAAGTTGAACGGCACCCCTTTCAGCGTAGTGTTCTTACAAACCCAGTCTGAATAACTCATTCCAGTCGCGTCTTTGGAGAAACGTGAGTTAAGCTCCTTACCGAAGTCAGTTGCAAACTTACTAGCCATTTTGTTAATCTCTTAAAGTAAAGTAAAAACCCAGTTTAACGCACTGAGGGCTTTGTAGCGTTTATGTAAAAAACACGAGAGCTGCCTTGCATCGTTAATACCTTTAACACTATTATCCCCTTACGGAGAAACATTAATGTCAGCGTACCCACCGATAGCCCTGTCAGCAGTTAATGCGTTAGAAGCGATTCTAGCAAATTATAAAGTTGAGGGTAGAGAGTATTTAGAGCAATCCCCGTACCCGCCCGAAATAAAGGCGAAGTTAATGGTGTTGGCATCGTCTCTGGCCTCAGCTCAAAAACGAAAAGAGAGTGATGATAATTTAGAAGCTGACATTAACGTAAAGCTGGAGATGGATAACCTGTTCAGAAGCTTAAAGAACTTTAGTGTTGATGATGAAAGCTTAGCGGCAACGGAAAAAATCGCCATTTTAAGAATCCAAACCAACCAATTGGAGAAGATTATTGAGTTACGCGAGAAAGCCATTGGCATTGACCAATATGTTATCTTCCGTGAAACCATGATGGAGTTCATCAGCCGAAAGTTTGAACCTGATGATATTAATGAACTGCAAGAACGACTAGCAACCTTAACCGATTGACCAAAGGTAATAAAAATGACGAAATCTATCGACCCCGTTTTCAAAGTGGGGTTCAATGACGGCTCGCACGTTAACGAGTCCACTGTATTCTTAGGTCACGCGCCCGCGTACTGGCGAGCAGGTTTACCTGTGTTCCCACTGTGGGCAAAAAAGAAAGAGCCGATGTTCACAGGTTGGCGCGAGTATTCAGTGATAATGCCGCCCCAAGACTTACGCAGTCACTGGCTTAAAAGTAACCCTAACAGCAATATCGGCTTACCTCTTGGCCCTTGCTCTGGCATCTCCGTTATCGACATCGACACCGATGACGTACCCGTCATTCAAGCTATCCTATCGGCATTGCCAGTGCCATTGTGGGTGCGGAAAGGTAAAAAAGGGGCTGTAATCGCGTACCGTCACAACCCAGCGTTGAAGACGTTCCGTATTAGAACGATTAACAATGAGAGCATCGTTGAATATCTGTCTGAGGGAACGTATGTCGTTCTGCCGCCCTCTATCCACCCAGATACCGATAAGGCTTACGTTGAAAACACTCCGTTATGGCAAGTGAAAGACAACTTGACGATGTTATCGACAGACATCGAAGAAACCATCCGTCACAAATTAAAAAAGATTGGCGTAAACATCGGCGATGGCAAAGCCGTCACCAAAGTCACTGAGTTTGTGCCGTCAGGGGCGAGGGATATAAGCCTGACAAGGGCAGCGGGTCTGTTTGCGTTTGCGGTGCTTCGCGGTGAGCGTAGCTTGTTAGAAGCCTTAGATATGTTGCGGATTTACGCTGACCAATATGTTGAAAACATCGTTGGCGACCCTATAAACATGAACAAGCATACCGCGAATTTGATTCTGTTCCTATCGCGTGACATCATGCAGAAAGGTCGTGTCCTGCCAGAGGGTTGGGACTCAGGTATGACGGAAGACCAACGGGGTTACTATACAAAAGCCTTTAGCGAAGACCATATTGAGAAACCCGCAAAGGTTATCATGGACGACTTAGAGAATCTTTTCAACCGCAACGAAGGCAAAGGCACTGATGAGGTGATGCAAGAGGTAGAGAAAACGCTAAAGTTAGTGGCGTACAGCAAAAACTTAAACCCGTTAGAAGTTGACAGAATCCTGACGCTGATCTCACGCGAGTCAGGTCTAGGCGTTCGCATCCCCGCATTGAATAAACAGATACGCAATTACCGTGAGCAAAGCGAGTTCAAAGGCGCGAACCATACAGAGATTGCTCAAGCCCTTATAGAAGAACTGGAAACGATTAACAAATTAAAGTTCCACAACGATAAGTTTTACCGTTGGGGCGGCAGTCATTACGAAGTTTATGACAAGATAGACATAGAGCGCGAGATTCATCTACGTTACGGTAGCTGTGACGCGAACAAAAAACGTAGCGATGCGAAAGGAATTTTACAGACAATGGGGTCGTTATTGTCGTCACCGCTACGGGACCCTAACATCACGGAGAATGGGGTCAACTTCGCTAACGGTTACATTATCAGACGCGATGACGGTACCTTGGAACAGCATAGCCATGAGGAAGTTTATGGTGCGACTTATACACTGCCATTCATCGCAGACCTGAAGAAACTTAGCGATAACTTGCGTAAATTAGCCCCCACTTTCTATCAATTTCTCGAAACCAGTTGGGGTCAAGACTCCGATTTTCTGGAGAAAGTGAACGCATTGCAAGAAGCGATATTCGTGACCTTGTTTGGTATAGCACCCCAGTACCAGAGAGCGTTTCTGTTATTTGGAATGGCGAACTCTGGCAAGTCCCAATTGCTGACGATAGTGTCGTCTCTGGTTCCGAACGAGGTAAAATCAGCGGTGCCGCCAGAGGTGTGGGGGGATAACTTCGCACCATCAGCGATGGCAGGAAGATTGTTGAATGTGGCGGGGGAGTTGTCAGAAACAAAGAAAATCAGCGGCCAAGTGTTTAAAGAAGTCGTTGACGGGTCGGAAATGATGGTGCAGCAGAAGTATGGGCAGCCCTTTACAACGCGAATGGTAGCGGCGCAGTGGTTCGCAGGAAATTTCTTACCAAGAACGAAAGATACCTCAGACGGGTTTAACCGCCGTTGGTTGATTTTTCAGTTCTCGCGTCCCGTCCCCGAAAAAGAACGCAAAGTGAATCTAGGTGAGTATATCGTGAACAACGAACGGGCAGGGATATTGCAATGGTGCTTAAACGCCTCAAAACGCTTAGCCAAGCAGAAAGGGTACACAATGCCCGCGTCAGCGAGAAACGCAGTGGCGGAGATGGGTGCTTTAAACAACACGGTCAGAGCTTTCCTCGAAGCCGCTAACGGCGGTGTTCGTTTAGCCTTACGAGATTTAGGCGAAGGCAGAATCCGTCAAGGCAAAGAAGCCGTACCCTATGACTTAAAGTTTCGCGTTCAGTTTACCGCTGAGTATAAGATTACCGAATTAAGGCTCTACGAACTGTATTGGGCATGGGCTGTCACCAACACAGAGAAGAAACCCGAAAGTATTCAAGGTTTCAAACAAGCCATGAAGGAGCTAGTCCTATCCTTCGAGCTTCGCGCTGCTGAGAGCAAAAGCAGTGTCACTTATTATGGCATCGCTACTGACGAAAGCATGAGAAAATCCTTAGACAAACTTGGGTACACATTATGTTAAATAACCTAGTGACTGAGCTACTGTCCGCAGGGATTATCTTAGGCTTCATATTGCTACTAGCATGGCCACTGGTAGTGGCGATGCTAGAGGCCAAGATAAGAACCAAGAAGTTAAAAACCACTAAAGAACCAAAGAGAGGCCAGTAATGTTTACACTCGAAAAGTCACCTCTCGGCATTTGGTTCAGCACCAACACCCGTCATCATCTCTTAATCGGTAAAGGGGCAACACCTAAACGCTTTCCGAAAGCCGCACAGATAAACATACCTAGCGAACTATTCGACACGGTAGATATTGATGTCAGCGACTGTAACTTCCGCTCGACCTATGTCTATAAAGAACTCTCGCAAAGAAGCAATGACGTGCAGGGTATGCTTAGCCGCTTGCGCCCTTATTTACCTATCCCTTACCTACCCGAATTAGGGCTTGAACCCCCTATCTTGGCTATTAGATTCTTCGAGGCCGTTAATCCTGAGAAGCCTACGGCATTGGCGATGGTATCGCAGCAGGTATTTAAAGTACCTGATTTCATGTCAACAGAGCTAAATCAGTGCCTTGAACGCAACAATACAGGCCCCGTTAGCATCACGCTACAACAAATGGATGCGTGGGGGTTAGACCTCATTAAGCTTCAACAGCTAAAACGCTGTCGCCCTCTTATTATCTGCACGAATGGACTACCCTCGCTCTGGAATCAGCGAGTGACCCCACTGCAACCTCACGACATGATGTCGATGCGAGCGCAGGTTAGTCTCCTAAAGTGGGTAGCGCGTAGGACTTATGAAGCTTATCGCTATCACGAACCCGCTAACCTTATCGGACTCTATAAAGACCTCTGGATTGGAGAAGCTAACGAATACAGACGCGCTCAGATAACCGATAAACCGCTCTATGTTGACCCTTTTGAACTGGGGGCCGACACAAGAAAACTGTTGAAATAAGTAAAAAGGCCACTTATTAGTGGCCTTTTTATTGGCGTGAATATTGGCGTGAATATTGGCGTGAGTATTGGCGTGAGTATTGGCGTGAGTATTGGCGTGAGTATTGGCGTGAGTATTGGCAATGGTGGTTTTATTGGTATTGCTATTAAGAATAACAATGACAATGACATTGGCAATGGCAATGGCAATGGCGTGAGTATTGGCAATGGTAGTGGTGGCGGTAAGGACATTAGGTGGAAAACATTGTTAATGTTATTAACATTGGAAATGTAAATTTTAATGTGGAGACATTTTGGATAGCCCCACCCGTTGAGGCTGCACCCTAACACATTTATACCCCACCCTTTGCTATACAGTTGTATATACAAGTGTATAGATAAAAAAAAGGTAGTACCTTTTTTATTGCTAATCATTATCATTTGCGTTATCAATAAAAAAGGCAGTACCTTTTTTAGTAAGGGTGCCCGACAAAATCCCTGTTACATTCTGTTACAAATCATAGATTGCCAAAGTTATTAAGTTTAGATATAATGGCGGCGTCAGGACGACAAATGAAACGGCAAAAAGCCAAAACACAAAAAACCTACTTAGCGAGATTTTACAAATGACTAATTTAATCGTGGTTAACGCTACAAACAATGCCTATTTTATAGGTGAAGATATGCAAGGGGAATTTGCATCGCGTGTAAACAACTACAAAAGCGCAAGTTTTAAGGTGGTATCTTTAATTGCTTTCTTAATCGCTCAATTGAGCGACAAAAAGGCAATCAGCAGCTTAAAAGCCACTACGCTTGAACAGTTAAAAGATGAAGGCATTGCAGAAAACACTGCAAAGACTTTTTTGGTTGATGCAAGTAATATCAGTATTCAAGCCGTTGGATGTTTGGACTTAGAATCATTTGAAACCAAACTTAATAAGTTAGGCGTTAATAATACTAGCCAGGCCGTCCGCTTAACTAATGCGAATAAAGTGGTTGCTGATACTATCAATGGCTTACACAAGTCTTTAAAAGAAAAGGCAATGGATGATTTTAAAGCCTTATCAGGCAATCTAACCTTGCCATTACTGGATAATTGGATAAAAGATTATAAGGAAAAAAACGTTACTATCCTAGCAATTGCTGCTGCTGCTGATAAAGCTGCTGCTGATAAAGCTGCTGCTCATAAAGCTGCTAAAGATGCTGCTGCTGCTGCTGATAAAGCTGCTAAAGATGCTGCTGCTGCTGCTGATAAAGCTGCTGCTGATAAAGCTGCTGCTGATAAAGCTGCTGCTGCTGCTGCTGATAAAGCTGCTGCTGCTGCTGCTGCTGCTGCTGCTGCTGATACAGCATCTGCTGCAACTGCTACTAGAGCTGCTACTGATAAAGCTGCTGC